TGGGATCTTGAAAATAACTTTCCTTATTGGCAAGACGAATTTACCAAAAGAGGAATCCATCTTTTGAACGATTCTGGAGTGACCCTACGTGGTCTTTTGGATGGTTCTGGCGAGAAGTACGAGATCAAGGTGTGGGGCTCACCTGTACAGCCTTGGTTCCATTCCTGGGCCTTTAATCGTGCCCGTACAGAACGCGAGGCTACGCGCCTTCATGGATGGATTAAGCCTCACTGGGATATGATTCCTCAAGACACCGAAATTCTTTTGACTCACGGACCCGCTTATATGATCTTGGATCAAGTATTTGATATCGTTGGTAATCCGCGACTAAATGTAGGCTGTGAAGAATTAGCCAAAAGAATCCCTGAAACTGATGTAAAACTTCATGTTTCCGGACACATTCACGAAGGTCGTGGGTTTGAATATCACGGAAAATGCACCTACGTTAACGCATCGTCCCTAGACGAGTATTATTCGCCAGCTGATAACAAACCTATGCGAGCCTATTGCGAGATCACGCAAGACGGATCTGTAGTCTACGTTCTGTAGCAATCTTCTTTTTAAGATAAACGTGTCACATCGCAATTCCGCGTTGTGTCTTTCTTTTTTAAGGAGAATGTCATGGCATTATCGAAGAAAACTAAAGAAATTATGGTCGTTGCATTGGCTGATAAAAAAGCTGCAACTGAACTTGCTGCTGCAGTCGATGCTGCTGGTAATTCGCAAGCTGCTCACGTAGCTAACGTTACCGCCGCTGACGCAACTGATCTTGCATCTGCAGAAGCTCTTGCTAACGCGAACAAAGCTGCTATCAACGCAATTTTGGCAGCACTGCAAGCTGCTAAATTGATGGCGTAAAGTTCCTCCGGAAGGAATCAACTCTCTCTCCCAGATTTCCTTCGTCGCCCTGCTGGTTCCCAGCAGGGCTTTTTTATTTTTACGGAAGATTTGCTGCTTGATGAGCAACTGAATCGAAGCCAAGATTAGTGAGCACTTGGTCTAATTGTCCGCGAACTGCTTCGATAGGCAAGTTTGCGTCAACAAAGAATACTCGAACACCTTTGCTGGATTTCAAGTATTTCTCGAATGAACCGCGAACCAATTCTTGGTATCCAACGCCTTTCATTTCGATAGCGTCGGCCATGCCTTCTCCGCGTTTGATACGACGTTGAAGAGCGGTTTGAGTATCCACTGCAAAGTAGATAACGACATCAGGAAGAAGGGTCGCATTCTTCATGACTCCATCATAAAGCGATTCAGTAAAATCGACTGACACGTTATGATCTGTATAGGCCAAATGAGAGAACCAGCCGCGATCCGAGACCACAAGGTTCGGTGCCTTATCGCTATTTTTGAGATTTTGGAGCCAGAGATCGTTCTCAAAACGCATAGCTGAGAAGATCATTTCCATCGTCTCGCCGCGCAGGTTGTTTTTGGGGTCGAGAACGAATTCACGCATTTTAACGCATGAAGGCACGTTTGGATTTCCGACTTCGCGAGTCTCCACGACCGAAAGGCCGCGTTTACGAGCTTCCTCAATGAAATACTTGAGTCCCGTGGTCTTACCAGCGCCATCCGTACCTTCAAATTCGATTTTAAGCATTTTAGAGCCTCCTAATGGCTAAATAGTGTGAAACACTTGGTTTTCCATGATAAATGGTTCTTAGAAACCTGATTACGACAATCTTAATTAAGACTATATCGTATCTTGGAGTGAATTGCAATGAGACTTTCCGCTAGACCCCTGCTAAATTACGCCAACGTGAATAACTTCTCGTATGGCAATCAGTGGATTATCCGTGCTGGTGATCCGAATACCCTTACGTTTCAAGTAGTTGACTTGGACCAGGGACCGGCTCAGACTATCGGAAATCAAATTTTTGGCGCGCCTTCGCTTTCCGGCAATATCGGACTGCGTTATATGGTTGGTGTTACAAATACGCCTGCGTCAATTAGCGTTACTTTCCCTTCTATCGACGATACCCAAGTCATTACTGTCCCAGCGGTCCAAGACCCTAACGATAAGTCAATCTGGACAGTGACCCTTGGCCCGAACCAAAAACCTAACAGCGGTAACGTGATCTTCTCGGTCACTGAAGGAAGCCAAACACGTCGCTTCAGCGCACTTGACCTCCTGAAAGTTGAATATCCGCAAAATGACGGAAGTTGCTAATGTCTAATTTCCATCAAACCAAAAATAACGGCACCGCGATCTATCCAGTCCACGCAGAGAATACCTCTGGGCTGATGCGTCGTTGCGAGCCGCTTCTGACTCCGGAGCAGCTTATTAGCCGTTTTCTGAAAGGCATTCCATTGCAATTCAGAAACGGTGATCGCTTTACTCCAGACGAATTGAAAGATCGCATTTATCTTGCTGCAAACGAAGTTGAGCTTTTGCTTGGCACCGTGATTACTCGCGAACAGTTCAAAGACAAAGTTCCGTTTGATTACGCTTTGTACAAAGCTTACATTCACATTATGGCACCGACTCGTCCAGTGATTTCTTTGGAACACTTGGCAATTGTGTCTGCAGACGGAAACAATATTTTTGAAATTCCGCCAACATGGATTGAAACTGCAAACTTCTCAAAAGGTCTTGTAAATGTCATTCCGCTTCTTGCTGCTTACGGCGTTAACTCCGTTCAAGGCGCAGTCGGTAATGCTGGTATCGCATTCTTGACCGTCATCGACGGACTCAATTGGGTTCCGGCGTATTGGCAGATCAATTACACCGCAGGTCTTTCTACGAAGGAAGGAAACATTCCTACTCCTGTCAATGAATTGATTGGCGTCATTGCTGCAATAAACCTTTTGAGCGAAATCGCACCATTGTTCTTGTTTACGTCACAGAGCCAAAGTCAAGACGGCATCAGCCAGTCTTCGTCGGGTCCTGGTCCACGTATCTACGAACTTCGCATCGCTGAACTTGAAAAGAAAAAAGAAGATCTCGTTAAGAAGCTAAAAGCTATCTTCTCAACGCGCTACTTCTTGGGAAATATCTAACATGAAACTTACTCCAAACGAAATCGACAGTATTGAAGATGCTGGCATGATGAACGGCGCTCCCGTCAAATTGCTACGCACTAAAGGTGGATTCTGGATCGCGACTGGTCGCCAGCGCGGTAAAAATTCGGATGAGGCTCTTGCTGCAGGATCGCATCCTGCTATCGTGAAGTACAATCTCGAAAAGCAATTCGCGCAAGAATTCCAGCCCGTCATGATGAAGAGCGAAGTGTCTCTCAATCCCGCAGTTGTTACGAAACACACTCATTGCTTGAGTGAAGATCTGCGCAAATCGGGACATGATATCTATGCAATTCAGACTGGATCAAACATTGAATTCCAACTGACTAAACACGATATTAAAGTTGGAAGTATCCAATCAAGCCTTCAATCTGACGCACTCGTCGTTACTGACATGAGCATCCAAAAAGAATTCGCACCTGCTTTGGCGGGCGCTACTACCGAAAAAGCTCTTGCTTGCGGTGCAGCGAAAGTGAGAATTCAAGGAAAGTAACATGTGCGTTAAAATCGTCAATCAAGCTCATGAAGAAATCCCCTACGACACAGAGCGTCCTCTTGAGGACCAAATCAAAGGGTGCGAGCAAATCGTAGTGAAATACGAACCGTTCGATAAATCTGTGGAAAAGCTCGTACAAGAGATGCGCAGATTCATCAATTCGGGGATTGACGCAAGGTTCGCAATAAAAGTCATTCATGGCAACAATTTGGATGGAATGCGAACTAAAAAGCAGCTGCAGCGCGCAACAAATGATATAACACTCAATGAAGTGATCAAACTCATGGTCCTCAGTCACATGATGTTGGATCGCAAGCTTGAGGAAATCGCTACTGCGATGGGTCAAAATAAGTAATGAGTAACAAGAATCCAATTGGAAATCAGATCGACACTATCGACAGGAATATCGAATACTTCCAAGAGTCATTCGATTTGCCGCGCCTTGAGGCCGGTCTATCTGTCGGTCTTGGCGTGGAATATCTTCATTACAAAGGTATGCCGTCTCCTATTGGCCAAAATGATCGCGGTGACTATCGAAGGAATGATGGCGTCGATACGATTACGTCTAACGGCATGATCTATCGCTGTGCTGGCAAATTCACCGCGACCATGACAGATAACAGCCGAGATCGCAAACGCGGCGAAGCTGGTACTCTGGACCCTTCTGAATCAAAGCTAGTTCTTCCTAGATTCTACAACAAAGATGGCGGCGTCGCAAATGGCGAACGTATCTATCTTTCTCCTGGAGATCGCATTTACGTTGCTGATCCAGATGCAGATGTTCGAGTATCGAATTCAGAAAAAATGAGCTATGAGATCGGCGTGGATAACGTGCCGATGTTCCCTATTTGTAAGCTTGAAATGCCTCTCACAGATTCACGAAATATTGAATACACAGAAGGCGTTGACTATGCAATCACCGCAGAAGGCAACATTCGTTGGCTTCCAGGCGGAAAAAGTCCTGGAATTGATCCGGATACTGGAAAGGGCCGTATTTACTCAGTGCGTTATCTTTATAAGGCATATTGGTATGTGACGATCCTTTTGAAAGAAGTTCGCGTGACGAACGTGACGACCGATGGTCAGCGCGTTCCTGAGCGTATGCCGTACCATGTCATGGTTATGCGTGAATTCATGTTTCACAATCAAAATCGCGGGGATAAGCAGAATCAGCTTAAAACCAAAGATCCTAAGAGGGTCGATAAAGATCCTGTTCAGTCAATCAAACCGTCAGCTAACCCCGCAATTACAGTGGATATGACAGCGGTCGGCGAAGACGACGAGCAATCTTAAACCTATTAAACCATAAGGAAGTTAAAATGTTAGCACTATTCAAACGAGTATTAAGCGGTCCCGCAGTTCAAGATCCTTCGACGATTGCTGCGCACACATACAACGAAGCTGCAGGCGCTCAGAAAAATACTGAGGTTGGCCGTCATTTGCTTGCTATTGGCGACGGCGCTAGTGGATATACCACGAACGCGACCACTGCACGCAAGATCCCTCGCGGAAAATGTCTTGCAGTTTACAACAACGCAAACGCAGTTGGCTCAATCACTTTGGGTGACGACGCTGTGGCTCTTGTTTCTCAAGCTCCTGGCGCAGTTCAAGCCAATACAAACGGTCGTAGCGTTGGAATCGCGTGTGCTCCCAATGATTGGACATACATTGCGTGCGCAGAACAAACTCAGGTTATCGCAAGCGCGGCTACTCTGCTCGTTTACATGATTGACGACTCTTCTACTGTCGCTCAAGAATCTACTCGATAAGGATTGGCCAATGGCTTCCAATTCGGATTATTTTTTGAATAAGGCCCTTGGTAGCGACTTTTTTGAGTCGCTTACCAAATTTGAGCTTTGGAAGCCAGGGACTCGCACGACCGTTGATCATGAAGAGATTAAAACGGCACTGCAGATTGTTCCTCGTGTGCTCATGGCCATGCTTATTCGTGAACTGTCGTCAATGGAAATTGGACAGACTCGCGAAATTCACTTGCCGGTAGCTTCAGTCCCAGCACTTATGCGTGTTACGAAACACGAACGAGATGTTTACTCTGGAGATATTGAGCAAGAAAATAAAAAAATTGTAGATTTCAAATATCGCTCTATTCCTGGAGTGGGCCTTGTTATCATGAGTGCTTTCGAGCTTTATGATACTAGCGAGCTAGTCAAGGAACAAGAGCAAGCACCGTCAGAGGACATTGGAAAGAAAGTCCAACAAATGATTGATGAGCGTCTTGCTCTCCATGATCTTGTTGAACGAGTAATCGACAAAAAACTTGCTGAGCGTGACGCGATCAAAGAACTCATGATGGCCAAAATCACAGAGTCTATGCGTGCTACACCTGCTCCTGTTGAAGTTCCAGCCCCTGTTATCGTGCCCGTAGAGGAGCCCGTTCAACTTGTGGCAAAATCTGATGCGAAACCTAAAAAAGAATCTCCCCTAAAGGGCTTCCTAGAAAATCGCAAACAAAAACAAATCAAAGCTCCTGAATTTCATGTTCAGATGGCTAAGGGTGAACATGTACATTGCCCTGATTGCGGTAAAGACATCTTTGATGGCGCTGCCTTCTCTGGATGTATCTGTCTTGGTGACGACAGAGATAAAAAAGTGCATATCACCAAAACTGAAGAAGGCATCAAAGTGCGTTTTGGACGCGGCTGGGATGCTGAGAATATCGAAATGCTTTTAGAAGTATTGAGGAGCAAACGTGGATAAGCTAATGAAAGAAGCTTCTGCTGCACCAGATCAAGGTGACGCATCGCTTACGCTCTCTGAGCACGACACCAGCTGTAAATACTGTGCCGCTCTCAAAGAAGTCAATGATCCTGAAGAAGGCGACTGCCCTTATTGTGCTCGCAACGAAGCTCCTGTAGACAGCCTTGCAAATTGTAAATACTGTGCTGATGCAGCTGCAGAATCTGAATGTAAATATTGCAATCGCCCTGCTGCGCAAGCTCAAGTTTCAAACGCTTCTGACTGTCAGTATTGCTCGACTATGGAACATCGTGACAACGAATGCCAATATTGTGGCCGTGCTCCCGATACTGTTCTTCCTACGACTACCGATAGCCAAAACTACGCTGGTCAAGATCTGAACAATCCTGAAATGCCGAAACCAGTTCCTGGTGAAGAGCCTCCTATGCAGGTCGCTCCACCTACTGACGTTCCTACAAATAATAATTTGGCAATCGAAGGTCAAGGCGAAATCACCGTAACTACTCCGGTTGATCCGAACGCTCCTGTTGCTGGCGGTCCTGCTGAATCTGTTCAGCTTGATCACTCGAAAGAAGCTCTGATGGCGATTGCCCAACAAATCGAAGGATCTCCTGCTCCTCAATCTGCTGCGCAAGCGGTTGATTCGACTCAGTTGGCAGTCGGCACCGATATGCAAGGTAACGTTAGTCGTCCAGCCGGTTATGGCGACGGAACGCCTGGCGATCTTGGTCTCAGCGAAGAAGGCGAATCTGAAGAAGGTCCTGATATGGGCTCTGTTCTTTCGGAAGGTCTTGATTCACACGCTCAATCTATTCAACGCGAAAAGGTCGTGCAAATGGTTTCTTCTGCTCTTCAAGGATTCAAAGCCTCGAAGCAGATCATTGAGCGCGCACAAGAGCAAGCTCCTCAACTTTATAATTCTTCGATCATGATGCTTAAAGCTATGATTGAAATGTGCAAGATGCTTGGTCTTGACCAAGAAGGCGCTCCAACTCCTGAAGGTAATCCTTTGGAAGGCGGACCTGCTCAGCCTGCACAATCCGCAAATCCTTGGAGCAATCCATTCCCTGCTCACCCTGAAAATGGCGGTGACGGAAAAAAGGATGACGGTCGTATCGGCCAGGGAGTCGGTAAGCTGCCGACATCTGCTACGACCGAACACGTTGCAAAGGTTCCTCAAGAGCCTGGTTCTGTGAACGATAAGGGTCAAATGAGATACGTTGATCCAAGCTCGGGGAAAGAATCATACATCGACATGAAAGAGGGTCGAGTTTTGAACGAGGCGGGAAAACCTGTTAAACCGACTCAGGGGTAAACATGGCCCTAAAGTTTAACATTGATGCTGCAGCTATTGCAGCACAATTCAAAGAATTTGCGACAGAAGTGGAGCAAGATCTCCAAAAAGCAGTCGCAAACTTAGCAGCTATCACTGACGCCAAAGTGAAAGAGATGGCAAATAATGAACTTCATTCTACTCGTAAGAAGTTCATGGATTCTCTTGGCTTTGAAGAAGTGAGCCCAGGCGTTTGGGTTATCAGTGTCGATGAAGGCGGTCTTTTCGTTGAAGAAGGGATTGAGCCAAATAAAGACATGAAGCCAGACCTTCTGGAAAAAGATTATAAAACTTCAAAAGACGGACATCGTTACAAGGCGATTCCGTTTGATTACGGCAAAGCTCCTTCGCAGCAGACAGCAAAGACCCAGGAATTAGTCTCGTATCTGAAGCAAGAGCTTAAAAAGCAGAATGTTCCGTTCAAGAAAATCGAAAGAAATTCTGACGGAAGCCCTAAAGTCGGAAAACTTCATGAATTCGACTTCGGGAATCCTGGTGGACGCATGGGCGGACCTGGAAACGGCAATACGCCTGTTTTCAAAAATTTGTCGATCTACCAAAGTGTTACGGCAGCTGGCCAAGTGCGTCGTGATATATTAACGTTTAGAACGGTAAGTTCTGGACCGGCTTCTGCGAATAAATGGATTCACCCTGGTCTAGACGCCAAGAAATTCTTGGATAGAGCTTTGGAATGGGCCATGAAAGAGTGGGAAGACAAAATCCTACCTGAAGTCATGAAGAAATGGGAATAAACAATGGGTATTTTTCAATTAGACCTGACAGTTAAGACGGCGATTGATCTTATGATGGAAGACATGCGTAAGAACCCGTGGCTATTAGATCACATGCTCGGTGATTGCCTCGACAATCCGTATTTGAAAGACAAGTACGGACAAAAGCAAATCGACGCTTGCAAAGAATGGTTCAAGAATAACCAGATCGACATCTACATGCGTCCGCGCAATGACAAAGATAAGATGCCCTGCATCACGATCACTCCTGGTCCATCTCCTGAAAAATCTGAAATGAAAAGTATGGCAGACCAATCGACTGAAACGGTCGTTTTGATGCCAACCAAAATTGGCAAGCCGATCTCTTATATCGTCAAACCTTTCGTTCCTGCTGGATACGATATGTCCACTGGTATCGTACAGCTTCCGGACAATTTGAAAGGTGCTGAATCTATCGGTGCTGGAATGATTCTTGTAGACCCTTCAAACGGTCAAGGATTCGTCATTCGCGATGTTGTGGCTGATGGTATTCAAATTGATCCAGGTATTGATTTGGACGCTCCTCAGTTAGCTGTTGTGCCGCAATATCAATACTACGTTGCTCGCGTTGAACACACGTTTATGCAGGCATCGTGCGATGTCACATGTTATTCGCATGGCGATCCACAAGTAGCTATTTGGCTACATTCTATCGCACTTTATGCCATTCTGCGTTATCGTGAGAGTTTGCTTGAGGCGACTGGATTCAGCGAATCTGTGGTCGCAAGTTCTCCGATCATGGAGAACCCAAATTATACGACAGATGGCGAAACATCCTACATGATGTCGATCAATTTGTCAGGTCAAGTCGAAAACACTTGGATCAAGAGTCCTCGTCGAGTCATCGAAACTGCCTTCCTGCGTCAAAAAACAGGAAATACCGGATTCATCGGTGGAATCAAGATCTTATCCAATTCAGATAGCCCTGATTTTATCGACAAACACAATGAAACTTGGTACACGAAAGACGAAAATGGAGATGATTCCGAAGATCAGTAATGGTCTTACGCAATCTTTTAAGTATGCCAGGATTTGTAAAAACTCCCAAAGATGAAGCTAGATGGTCGAAAGCCAAAGAAGCAGCTGGAAAGTCCACCTCTAAGGATTCCAAAAGCTACTGGAAGCTGTCGAATTACATCTACCACAAAATGGGTAAATCCGAAACTGACGCTGCCGAAGCCGATAAAGCCTACAACGATATGGACGATCTGGAAAAGGCAAGTGCCCGAAATTACTCAAATTTCGAGGCTATGGATAAGCATGAGCGACAATCTATAAAGGGTAATGAGGTCACACAAATGAGCGACGAAAAGAAATATAGCGCACAGGAAGCAGCGACAGCGGTTTTGAAGAAAGCCGAAGAAATGCTGAAATCCTCTAAACTATTCAAATCGGGTGAGATTCCTCACACTGCAGCTGCTACTCCTGAAGAAGCACCGGCAGATGGCGTTAAGGCTGAGCCGAACGCTCCGGCAGAAGTTCCGAGAAATGGCAATCCTGAATGGGGTACTGATCCAGCGATCAAAGGCCATGTGAAACTTGCTAAATTCTGTGGAATGGTTGAATCCAAACGTAAGAAGCCTGCGGCACCTGGAGTGTAACATGGCTGACGAAAAGAAAGACTCTAAAAAAGAGTGGAAAGAAAAGAAAGAGAAGACTGAAATGACCCTCGAAGAAGCCAAAGCATACCGTGCATCGCTTCATAAAGCTCAACCAGTAGAACTGGACGATGCTGCAAAAAGAGAACAGTTCAGACTTTTCTGGGCGCAAAACAAACACAAGTATGGTCGAGGAAAAGACCTCGAACAAATCCTCTGGGTTCACATCAAGTCTGCAAAGCTTGACAAACCGGAACAATTCGAGGCGGGCATTGCCCACTTTGGACTTAAAAAGATTAGGTAATTAGGAGAATAAAATGGCTCAAAGAGTAGTTACAAGCTTTGTAAATACGAACATCCCTGGTGCATATCCGAACGTCACCGTTAAATCGAATCCAGTTGGCCTTGGCGCGTCTGGTAACGTGGTTATTATCGGTGAAGCCGATGGTGGCGACAGCTATCAAAACGTCGTTCTGAAGAACAACTCATTCACGCCTGATCAACTTGATAAAGTTAGTCAGCAATACATCAGCGGTCAAATCGTTGATGCTATGCGTGCGTTGTCTGCTCCTAGCTCGGACGCTGACATTTCTGGTTCGGCTAACCGCATCTACATCATCAAAACAAACTCTTCTTCTAAAGCTTCGGCTCTTGTTGATACTGATTACGGTATCCTCAAAGACCAAAACTTTGGTGTGAATGGTAACAAATACAAGTATCAGATCACTACGACTGCTGCTGAAGCCGCTCCTTCTAAAGAAGGTTCGACTATCGCTGCTTTCGGTGCTCCTCTGAACGGCACTACTTTTCAAATTCGTTTGAATGCAGGTGCTGCGACGACTATCACGTTGTCTACTACTCCTGCTGATCACGCGACTCAAGCTGCATTGATTATCGAGCTTAATGCTCAACTTCCTGCAGGTATCGTTGCTGCCGCTGGTGCTGCTCCGAACGCAATCAAGTTGACTGTTGCAGTTGACGCTGCCGCTAACCGTAAGGGTTGGGGTAAATCGTTCGAGCTTGTTGACTCGACTCCTGGTGATCTTGCCGCTATCGGCCTGACTCCTGGTGAAACGGATTCTTCGCAAGAACCCGCAGTTGAAGTCGCAATCAGCCGTCCTGACATCGGTCTTTCTGAGACTCTTGATGTTTCGGCAGATATCGCATTGTTCGTTGGATACCAAGGAACGACTGCAACTCTGACTATCAATGCAGCACGTACTCAATTGACTACGACTGTGACTGGTGGATCGGGCGCGAACTTGACTGTTGATATGACTCAATACCGCACTGTTGCTGACTTGGCAGCTTTCATCGCTGCTCAAACTGGCTACTCGGCTTCTGCTTCGGCAGCTGCTCAGCAATTGCCTCCTTCGGCTCTTGACGCTGTTACCGCAATCGGTATCGCATCGACTGCTGCAGGTGCGAAACCTGGCCGCGTGAAAATCGCTGCTTACAACTTCGCAAAAGTTCTTGCAACTTCTCGTGCTCTTGCATTCACGCCGACCGCGACTGCTGGTCTGCCTGCTTCAATGACTAACCCTGCATTCCTTGCTGGCGGCGCTCGCGGTAACACGCTCGCAGCTGACATCGTGAACGCATTGGCTCAGTTGGCTGGTATCCAAGTGAATATCGTGATCCCGCTCTTCTCGCAAGATGCGACTCAAGATATCGCTGATGGTACTACTGCTTCTGGTTCGACTTACACTATCGCAGCTATCAATGCTGCAGTCAAGTCGCACTGTATCCAGTACAGCACGCCTAAGCTGAAAAAGAACCGTATCGCTATCCTGTCTTACTGGAACGACGACTACAACGCAGCCAAAGAAGTCGCTCAAGGTCTTGCAAACTATCGTTGCAGCTTGACTGTTCAAAAAGTTGCACAAGTTGATTCGACTGGTAATATTCAAACCTTCTTGCCTTGGTATGCAGCTTGCGTTGCTGCCGGTATGCAAGCAGGTGGATTCTACAAGTCCATCACTAACAAATTCGCTAACGTTATCAGTTTCGTTGATCCTACTGGATTTGACTCTGGTTCGCCTGGCGACGTTGAAGACGCACTTGACGCAGGTCTTCTGTTCCTGACTCAGGACACTGCTGGAAATCGTTGGGTCTCTGACCAAACGACTTATGGCTTTGACACGAATTTCGTGTACAACAGCATCCAAGCAACGTACTGCTCGGACATCTTGGCTCTTGATCTTGCCGACGCCTTCCAAAAAGCGTTTGTTGGTAAGTCTCTTGCTGACGTGGACGCTGCAACTGCGAAGTCGTTCCTTGCTCAGAAAATGGATGGCTACAAGAAAATCAAACTTATCGCCGCAAGCGATGACGCTCCTCTCGGATACAAAAATGACAAGATCAGCATCTCTGGTCCTGAAATGGATGTCTCTGTCGAGATCAAGCTCGCTACTGCGATCTACTTTATCCCGATCAGCTTGAGCTTCAGCCAAGTTCAGTCGGCAGCTTAATCTATAAGAGGTAGGAGTAATTTATGAGTAAAGTTGTAACAGGTGCCCGCGCCAAAGTTTATATCGACAATCAACTTGTTGGTATCTTTGAGAGCTGCACTATCTCGAACACTACTGGAACAGAAGCGATTCACTTGCTGGGTCGCTACAGCCCTGACGAAATTGCGATCACTTCTAAAGAAGCGGTCAACGTTTCTTGCAGCGGTTTCCGCGTAGTTGGAAATGGTAAACACGTTCTTCCGAAAGTTCCGAAAATCCAAGATTTGCTTGGTTTCGAGCCTTTCACGATGACCGTTGTTGATCGTCAGACTGGTGAGACTATGGAAACGATCCTCGGATGCGTTCCGACCACTGACAATACCAACTATAATGCGAAAGCCACGTCGCGTGTCAATATCAACTACATGGGTATCCGTGCAAGTGATGAATCTGGAGCACAAGACGAAGGTACTGGAGCAGTAAGCTTGCCCTAATTGATACATTGCATCAATGATTTTAAGAAGGCCGCAAGCAAAAACTTGTGGCCTTTTTTATTTGATGTGATATACTGTATCTGTTCGTGACTTAATCTTATAAAGGTATGAAAATGAAAACGTTAAGTTTGCACAATTATAATCGCCCGTTTGGTGGAGATCTCGGAGAGGTGTCTTAGCGTTATATTTTTGTCTATTTTTTAACGCGCTAAGACACCCACTTTGTTGACTCAAAGTGGGTTTTTTATTTTTAGCGCACGGAGCAGCTGTATTGTTCAACGGCTTAGCATACCTGGCTTCCACCCAGGAGGTGTGGGTTCGACTCCCACTAGCTGCTCCACGGAGGATTGGTAGCTCAGATAGTAGA